ACAGGTCGTACAGACTTTTGTAATCCTGTTATAAAACCTGTACCTCTATTGATTGCAATATCGTGTTGAATCAGACGTTCGTGTTCTTTGTCTGCACCCATAGTATTATACATTTTTAAATCAAACTCAAGACCTTCTTTTTTCAACTCAGCCATCAATCGCATTTTGTCGAGTTCAAGTTTTCTGTCTTCTTTAGCAGCAAAATGATCTGTGATTGCAGGCACTGCCGATCCTGCGAATCCTAATAACGATCCTAATAATGAAAGCATTACATCAATCCTTTTTCCGTGTAATAATCTCTAAACCGTTTTAACAACAATGGAGCACCTTTTTTCTTTCTACGGTCATGTACACGACTAGTCTTAAATCTAGGACCCATTGCTGTATTAGCTGGGTTTGGAATAGCAGCTGTAGTTGTATCTTCACCCTGAGCACGTTTAATTTGATCAGGAGTAGGTGCACCCTTCTCACCCTTCTTCCTCATCTTTTCTCCACGACGACGCTTAGCATGAATGTTAGCCCATAGGCTTTCTAGCTGTTCATTTCTAGCTCTCTGCATATTAATGAAGAAGTTTGCTTGCTTCTTATCCATTGTAGTGGCTCCTGGCTTATTCTTTAGAGCTTTAGCTTTAGCAATAGTCATCTTACCCTTTACCTTACGCTTTAAGGTTCCAGGTGCTCCTCGCTTAGAGTGACTCTTCTTTATTAGCTCTGATGTCTTCATTTGTAAATTTCACTTAAAGTAAAATAGACCGGTTGATTAGTCTTTATGTGATTAGCTTCATAAATGTCAACCCCAAACACATCACCAACTGGATAAGCATTTTCTGCAACTCTAAGTTGATCCTTAGGTCGCACAAGCTCTTCAAAAGTTGTGTTGACAACTTTAAAATCTTTGAATCTGTATATTCCTGGAGATAGCTGCCCATCTTCTAGGACGAACCATTCATTATGTTCATTGAGAAAGTCTAATACATCGACATCACACTTCTCACAGATATCTGCTAATTTAGTGTCGTCAAGATTATACTTTTCTTTTATAAGGAATAAAGCGGCAGCGAAAGAACCAAGTTTTGAGGACCCGCCTGGAATGTTACTGAGCAGGCGCTTAGTATTAGCAGCAAGACGAATAAAAGGAGTATAAGCCGATTTCTTCGCGTCGGTATCCAACTTAACGCTCTTAACACGCTTACCTTCTTCATCAATAATGCCTTCTTTATATGCGTCCCAGCTTTTCCAGTCCATCACAAGCATTCGAATGAATCTAAATGTAAACGCGAGGTCTGCAGCTCTTTTAACTAATCCCATTATATCTTCCTCAGAACATTTACTACGTTGCTATCCATCTCTACACCAATTAATTCGTCACTCTTAATGTACTGTAAGAATATTAAGAATGGCTTTATAACTGGCCAGTGCTCTTCATCTAATTTTACCTCCAGCATATTCATTGCTGGTTCAATTCCAAATACATTAAATATTACAATCAAGTGATTTAATATTAAACGCTCAGCTAACACATCATCATTTAGATAACGATTAACTAAGCGTTTAATATATTTAAACCTTTTCAAGTCCTCATGAAACTCTTCTATATCAGAGAACCGAGGATTGTAATAATGTTTCGCTGCATATAACAGCAAGTTTTTTTCATTCAATATTTCCATAGCAAAGGTATTTAGTGTTAGTCAATCAGAGACTTAACTTTACCAATGAGAGTTGATTTCTTTTCTCTACGATCAAGTTCAACCCCATGTTCACGAGCAAGTTCTTCCAATTCTACTTTTGACATATCTTCAAGATGCTCTTCAGCAAACTCTTCTTCAGTAGTTGGAGACTCAGTCAATGTTTGTGGCTGAAAGTTATTATCCAATTTCTGATATCCTTCCGCAGGCTCAGTTTCCGTGTTTTCAATCATCCACTGATCAACATCAGCTTGTGAGATTGGACGAGCTACAAGTAGCTCACCTGTACGTGCATGTGTCCAACCGCGTGTAGTTGGAACTGCGCCTTTTGCCCAATTTGGTGGTGCAATTGCCATTTAAGTCTCCTTATTTGTGATGAACATTTGGAAGTGGTACCAAGCCCATAGTATTATCATCGTGATGAACTTTAGCATATGATCTACCACCACGATTCATGAGGCCACCATACTTACCAGACTTCTTAGTCTTACCATCGTTATCTGTGTATGATACTGAACCACCCTTACCAGTCTTTTTCAGATGCTTACGAACTTCAGGATAGTCACTTTCATCTACTTTCCGTTCTTCAAGGCTTTCGCGAATGTCTTTAAACCTTTTCATTTTGTTATTTGTGGATTCAACTTGGTATTTAATTTTATCGCCACCACCATCGCCAATACGTACATTCTTTGAATGTACTGTAAACTTACCTTGCTTTGACATATAATCATAGCCAGGCTTATTTGATTTTTTATGATCATCATCGTTTGTTGATGCGTGTTTATGAATTGCAGCTGCGTGATCATCTGAAGCACCAGCTTTTTTAAGTGCTGCCATATGGTGGGTTTTGTGACTTGAATGTGATCTATAGCTACCAGCTCCATGAATAGGATCAGCATACTTTGTAGCTGATCCTTTTGCTGTTTTTGCGTAATCTACTGTTACACCTTCATCTATGACCTTTTTCATATCTTAATTATCCTCTTCTGATTCAGCTTTATCGGAATACATCTCTGAGTATGCTTCCATCGTTTTCTTTAATGGAGTTGCTGAAGGGATAATCTTTTGATCACCTGAACGTGTTGCATCACCACCACTACGTGGCTTTGCTGTTGGACCTGTCTTACCAGCTTGAGTTGTTTTGTCAAGAGCTTTCTTAACATCTTCAACTTCTTTTGGCTGGTTCATCATATCTTTAGCACCTTGACCTGACAACTTATCATCCATAGTTTCAGGCTTTGTAGCACCTTTATACTTTTCTGCACGGCTAGCTTCTAGAACCGCTAATAGCTTTCCGCGAATACCTGTTGACTCTTTTTGTTCCATTGAACTATCTTTTTTACCCATAGCCATCTTTGGATTCATTTCAATTTCAGTTTTATCTTCTTTGTTGCGCCGCTTTTTCATATCAGCTTTTATTTTATCATCAGAACGTGGTGATGGCTCATCTTTTTCTGTATCCATATCTTTATGCATACCTTCTTTCTGGGTATCGTTATAAAGACCCTTCTTCATTTTTTCTTTTGAAGACATCTTTTCATCAGCAATTGCTTTTGCTGTATCTTTCTGCATAGTCACAGGGTGTGTCTTACCACCAAAGTTAAATGATTTTTTACCAGCCTTTGCTGCAGCAGCTGCCGCACCATGAAATGCTGTACGTTCATTTGCAGGAATCTCTTCAGGAATTACGAACTTTTGCTCCTGAACAACTGACTCCTGATCAAGAATAATACCACCGTTGATATCACCTTGCTTGTCAATTAACTTCTTTTCTTGGACCTGTTGTTGAGTGGCCCTATACTCACTAAATGGATTTTTACCAAACATTAGTTTCTCCTTCATCCACTTTTGACTGCATCTCATCCATCTTGGCAGATAAGCGATTCATTCGCTCGAATGCTCTATCATGATCCTCTTTTAAACCAGCAAGTTTCTCTTCAAAACTTGCCATGTTTACCATGACGTCAGTGAGCTTGTCGAGTTTTTCCTCGATTCTATCTAATCTTGAATTTGTATTATCAGCCATCAGTTATCTACCTTTGCTCCTGCACGCCACTGATAACAAGACCAATATCTTGCTTTCCACTTTGGCCCTGGGTTATCACAATTGTGTCTCGCTCTGAAGGCTTTTCTGCGTTCTGGGTCATCACGCTTAATAGATAATCCAGTTGTATCACCAAATGATACTTTAACTACATTGCCTTTATCGTTCTTGACATACACATAGAATTTCTTACTACCACCTCTGACGGGGTCATTGAGTTTCACAGTTTTACCTTGATATGTAGCTTCTTCAATCTCAAGATCTTCATAGAGATTGCATGCTTCGCATACATCATCAATCATATCTGCTCGGTAATCTTTAAACTTCTCAGTCATCTTCTTTCTCCGACTGTAAATAATCACGAACAGATGTCATATAATCTGTTGCCTTTGTAACCTTAGACTGAACCCATTCAGGTAGATTGTCATCATCCTTAACCATCTTCATGAGATCTTCATTAGCATTACAGATCTGACGAATTTGATTCTTGAGCATGTCACCTTCTTTGTCATACTCATTAGGATCTTTTGCTTCTTAATTAATGATCTCATTTGCTGAACCCCGGAAAGTTAATTTTGCTACCAATTGAACTGCCGCCAGAAGATTTCTTAGTAGGTGTTGATCCTCTTGGGCCAGCTGTTGTTGACCCACGCATTACAAAATTTGAAAACTTTTGGAAAGTACTTGGTGTTTTACCACGACTGTTTTGTTCATCTTTGAAAAACTTGCTTTTGTATGGTTTACCATCATGACCCAAACGTTGTTTTGGTTTATCTTGAACACCCATTGTCTTTTTTAAATCATTGTTGGTCTTTTCCATATCTTTACCAACCGCAGCTAGCTTTGCACGGAGACGATCACGTCGGTTCTCCATTTGACCTGGAGTCATCTGTGCAGCTTTCTTACGAGAACCTGGCTTACCTTCATCTTGTGAGTGAGACATCTCTTCACCCATAGCACGCTTTACGTAGATGTGACTTCACTTCACCTGGTGAATTACCTGTCATAAACATTGAAGGTAACCCTTCAACATCTACTTTAAATGTAAAGTCCTCTGAAAACTGCTTGAACGATTTCATTTCATGCTTCCCATATACTTTTTCTTTGGCATGTCTCTAGTATCACCCTTATCCATCATGCCCCGCATATCCTGGCCAGGATCATCTTTACCATGATAGCCAGCAGCTTTGCCAGGAGCAACTTTGGTAACTTTACCACCACGCTTCTTGTAGATATCCATTGCTTTTTGCAATGCTGCACGATCAGCAGCTTTGTCTTCTTGTTTAACAACTTCTTTATCTACTGGAACCATACGTACTTTTGTTTTACCATCTGGGCCAATATACTTCTCAGGCTTTTTATCAGCAGAGCGTACAGCCTCATTCATACCAGCTGGTACTTTTGCTGTTGAGCTATAACCCATCTTCTTACGGATCTTCTTATCTGCCATAGACTGACCTGAGATTCTCTTATCTTGTGTCCGAGCTGATTGACCAGGCTTTGCAGCGTCTGCAGCTGACTTAGTCATATAGTCACCAAGTTTATTGGAAGAGATCTCATTCACATCTTCATCCTTAGGACCCTTCTTGGCAGACATATAAGCTGCAATAGCCATATCGCGACGCTCTTCTTCTGACTTACCTTTAAACTGTGGGGCGTCAGACTTCTTGAAGTCATCTATCCAAGCGCCCATTCCATCTGATACTTTTAACGGCATTATGCTAAATCCTTATCGTGATTGAGTCCACCTTTTTTCTTTTTAACAATAAAAGCATTGACACGAGCATGTCCCCACTGTGATGGAGTTGTACCTGGACGGTGGCCTGTCTTCCAAGCTGCAACACCTCTATTGTAAACTTTTTTAAGAGTAGCTACTGATATACCAGACTTCTTTGATTTATCTTCAAAGCTAGCTTCAACAATATATGATTTAAAGTTAATCATTTTGTCTCTCTATTCTTTTTCTGAACATCTCTCATACGAGCACGATCCATCATGCGATCGTGGCGAATCTTATCAGCTGCTTTTTCTCTATCGATTTTTTTCTTAGCCATATCAGCTGCAACATTTTCTCCGTACATATCTTTAAATCTCTTTGTGTACTTTGATGGCTTAGTCTTTGCAGACTTATCGCCAGGTGCTGGCTTATATGCATTTGGATTATCATCTGCCATCTTAGATTGCTTCTTAAATTGTCTATCGCGAGCAATCTTTGTGGACTTCTTTAATCCAGCATGATACTTTGCTGGTTGTGTACCTTTACGATCTGCAATATCTTTATCTTGTGGAGCAGCATCCTCTTTCATATATCCAGGAGCTGTAAGTGCAACATCGTATTCAATTTCTGGATAAGGATCAACACTTTCAACTTGATTTAACCACTTACGATATGTCTCACCTTTTGATTCAACAATCAGATAGTTTGTACCAAGATGTTTGATTGTTCCTATAATCCCATTTTCTTTAATTGCAACTTGATCGCCGAGCTCAAATAACTTACCATCCATATACGATTCACGTAAATTATCTACAGGATCAAATGTAACTTTTGTTTTAAAGTTCTTCTCTTCTTTTAATCCAAGACCTTTACGAACAGCATTATAAACAGCTTTTGCATCTACATTAGATAGCTTTTTAGGCATGTTCTGTGCAAACTTAGTAAAGTCCCCACTAGTCACATATCCACGTAGCTTTGTACCAGATACACCTTCTACACCTGTAGCTTCAGGATCACGATCACCAGCATTTAATACTGTAATCTTTTCAAAGTTATAAAACCCGTGTCTGCCTTTTTTACCATTGTATTTGTTTAAAGTGATATCATATTCACGAATACGATCACCACCTGCTACAATCACTACACGTTTGAATCCTTCATCATAGAATGAAGTCATCGCATCAAAGATAGTCTTCAGTTTCTTGTCAAGCATAATCTGACGAGCATACTGAGGAAACCCTTTACGCGCAAACTTTACTTTCTGTACGAATGGAATTGGATTCTTTTTATTGTCTTCTGACTGAGTCAGATAAATTCTGAATGGATTATTACCAGCTTTAGCTTTCAGAAAGTCAAGAAGTTTCTCATGACCAGCTGTAGGCGGATTCATGCGACCCCATACAAAGTATAGAGTTTTCTCTTCTTCAACTAGAAAATTACGAAATGAATTTATCAACCTTTTTTCCTCGCCACTTCTTTCTTACGGACATCTTTATACATACGCTTAGCTAACGTATCTATTCTCTTTTTAATGGCTGGGGATTTCATGCGCTTTTCAATTTTCTCACGTTCAACATAGCCCATCTCGCCTTTATCTTTCTTAGCGAGCTTCTTAAAGATTTGCATACGAGCTTGTTTCATAGTGCGCTTGAGGAGAGTATCTTTTGTGGCCATTCTACGCTTAGCGCGTTCACGACCAATCTTAATCTTGTTCTTCATACGCTTGAGTTGACGCGAACGTGCTAGACGTTGCTGCATAGTCAACGCTTCCGTTTCAAGATCTTCATTTCCGGAGTATGTGCGCTTCTTGCGCTGTGCACGATAATTAGTGAGCTCGTCCTCACCTGGACGATACTCAACATTCATCATGTCTTTAAATGACAATGGTTTTGCCATCTTTAATTCCTTCCTGGTTTATCCCATCCCTTTAATATATCGGGTGAAAAGTTGGCGTAGGAAAATTCCATACGATCAACAATTTTCACTGCATCACCACCAAGTTTATCTATGGCTACATAGCCTTCATGATCTGTAGTCTTAAACCCATTACGAGTTTTCAAGAATGTTTTAGCATTGTGTAACTTATTTAATATATTTATAAGTTTTAGTTTCGCCATAACTATGGCTTTTTGAAGATCAAACATTTTTATTAGAGATGCTTGGTTCTGTGGGGAGAAGAATGATAATATATCATCTAACTTCTTTTGTTGAGCTGATTTACCTTTATCTGTTGTACGTTTATCTATTTCTTTTTGAAAACGATTTTTAATCCAGGCAATAAGACGACGTGTGTGCGCCGTACTATTCGTAACGACTTCACCTTTTCGTACATATGTGTTATTGAATGTTTCAATGAGTTGCGCCAGTTCTCTATTTGCATGAAGCTGACGGAGAGTAGATCCGCTAATTTGATTAAACAGTTTACCAGCGGTAGACAGATGTGCATTAACTTCATCGGTTTCCTCTTTAGACATAGTGGCTTGAGTCATATCACGAAGCATGGCGTCTTGCATAAACACATCGCGAGTCTTTCTAAGACTGCCTACGTCAACACCATATGACGCCTTCATTGTTTCGAATGTTGATCCTGTGTATGTTGTGTGCCAGACGATCCCCATCTTTGCTGCCTTAACTTGCTGGGCCATTTCGGTATCTGCTGGTACCGCATAAAGGATTGTATTAGGATGAAAAGTGACGTATGTTTGCCCTTTAATTTTTTGAGTTTGAACATCTGATGAATCAAATAGAAAATCACCTTGGATAACTCCTTTTATTCCAATACCTGCTAAATGTTTAAGAGCAAGTTTAAGTTTAGCATTGAGGTCGCCAGAAGTGTCGTCATCAATATCAGCATTAGTCTTGTATACCTTGGGAGATTTGTTAAAGATCCCTTTTTTCGCCACGAAGAATCGACCATCGCGAGGATCAGTGCCAGCAAACACAGCAGGAGCGCCGTCCCACTTAACAGATACTCTACCATCATGTTCCCCTCCTAACATATCTCTTAATGAACGAAGAGCAAGAATTGCTTCCCTCGTACCATTGACTCCGCCATAGAGAACCTTGTCCTCGATGTGAGTCATGTGAGTGTTCTTTTGTTCAGTGATAAATTCTGAAAATCTCATTAGTATCCCTTTATCATTATTAGATCAAGTGATGCAGCACAAGTAAGATCGGCATTAGAACTACTCGCGACTGCTCTTACCTCAAGATCTGTTTTAGCTGGATATCGTTTTGGAATTTTATATTCGATCGGTCCCATATGATTACCAACAGTGTGCTTATCCTGAGTTCTGAAAACACTACCAAACTGTCTTGCCATCAACCTTGTTTCACCATACTTAGTGGTATTTTCTGTATGAACAGAAATATCATTTTGAACTAAGAAACAGGCATATCCTCTTGGAACAGAATATACACACTGCAAAGTCTGTTGATCAAGAGCGGTTTGAATAGCATAGTTGACACTGTTGTTTGATGTAGTTACCTGACCAGCAGCGGCAGTAGCACCGACAGTGTATGTTCTATTAATTCTTATAAATGTGGTTGTCGTAGTAGCAGTGCCACTCGCATTCAATGTGACTGTTTCGTCTGCTCTATCCCAATTTTCATTAAGACCTTCCACTACAATTTGTACACCAGAGTCGGTTGCACCAGAAGCAGATGTAACTGTCATAGCAACAGCAGAAGTTGGATAGACATAGATTCCACCTTGTTGCCAGATAGTTTCTTCAACATCATTAATTTGCGGATTGAATCCAAACTTATGAACAGAAAAATGATTGACAGCTCTCCCCGCGGAGATGTTGATCATATCATTATCGATATATTGATTGACTGCCATTAACTTACCTTATAAAAAATAGAGCTAATCTCAGTTGATGAAGCAGCATATCCTAGAGCCGCATTAATCAATTCATCTTTTTGATCTTTACTCATGTTGTTTATTGAATGAGATATATCTGAACATTGCCATCTAGAAATGATATAATTCATAGTATTGGGTTTTGCCTCAACCTCAGCTTGGTATTCATTTCTATTATACATCTTTGACCTAGCAGAGTCAAGTTTTTTCATCTGATCATACAAATGATCATACACTTGCTTGGGATCGGATTCGTACATAGAAGATATCTCTTGATGAGTCTTTGTTTGAAAATTATTATCAATACGTTTAATAATATTGAATAGTGGACCAGATCCAACCTTACCACCTTGTGCAAACTTACCATTGATCTCACCACTCACGCTTTCAGGTCGACCAAAGTTTCTCACTACCATAGATCCCCCATCAAACTCAATGTCAATATTCAAAGCATTTACAAATCCAGTCTTACCTTGTACTATCTTATCAAAGGCCTTTTTTTCTTTCACACCATCATTATATACTTCAACGGTTGCTATTCTACCAACTTGCTTTAATGAAACCCCCAGCACATCCTTAGCTTCAAATCTCTCAGCTAACCAGGAATTCAATTCTACAATGGTTTCAAATTTACTGAAATCATATCGTTCAAACTCTTGTTTTACAATCCATATATCAGCTGGATTCCATTTATCGAGCCCCATTCGATGACCAGAAGCCTTAATCAAGTTCTTTGCTGCTGCACTAATATTCTTTTCAAATAGACTTCCAGATCTTTGATGGACAACATATCTTCCACCTCGAGTAAGATATGGCGCAAAAGTATTTGCAATTATTGTCGATGAGTTGATCCAACCTTTACCAGCCTTTTCATATAAGCTAGCTATCTTATGTGCTGACTTCGTATTTGCATCACCATACTGTTCAAGATCTGCAAACGTAAACTTGGTTCTTGGATTCTTATGTTTGGTAATAATATAAAGTCCAGCTAAGGTTTCTTGTTCGTCTGTTGATAGTCCCCCCGTTTTATCTGGTTTAATACCAACCATCAATCCTTTGTATGGTCCACTATCAAATACAATTCCACCAAGAGATGATATCTTTCTCATAGTAGCTGGAGATTTGTCTACTCTACCTTTTAGCTTCGATTCAAGATCTTGCATAGCTACTCTACGTTCCGATGTTGGAACATATACGAGTATAGTAGTCCTTGTTGAACGCTTGAGCTTTGAATAACCAAGTGTATTGAGCTTCTGTTCTAAAGTATCGATCATAGCTCTCTCCGCCAAATAAATTTTGAATGACTTCATTATACCACTCTTCTGTAATTATACTACTCCTATTTATAAGTTTTTTAAAATAAAAAAAGGCGGCCGAAGCCGCCTTTTCCATTGGCATTGTAGAGAAGTTTTACTTCATTTCAGTTAATTTAGGTAAATTAACCATTGCGTCTTTGTACTTAACACGCTCTGCTTCTGACATTGGAATCATACCTGCATCAGTGAGAATACCATCTTCACCCCAATGCTTTGTCCATTCGTTCATGTACTCAGCAAGACCAGGAACTACACCAACATGCTCATGCTTGATGTAGAACCACAACGCACGTGATACTGGATATGAACCATCTGCGATCGCTTCAAATGTTGGAGAAACGCCATCGATTGGAGCACCCATGATTGTGTCTGTGTTCTGGTCAAGATATGAGAAACCAAAGACACCGTATGCATCTTTATCTTCTTGTAGCTTCTGAACAATCAGATTGTCCTGTTCACCTGCTTCTACATAAGCACCGTCTGTACGCATTGTACGACACTTCTTACCTTTTTTGTCGCCACGTGCTTTTGATGCTGCCTTTGCAATCTTATCTTTTCCACAGTAACCTTTTTGGTTTACCATCTCTGCAAATGATGCACGAGTACCAGATGTTGTTGGTGGTCCGTACACACGAATCGCTGTGTCAGGCAAGTTAGGGTTAATGTCTGACCATTTCTTAAATGGATTCTTAATCCACTGGTCACAGTTAAAGTTACGTCCTGAGCCTTCGTAACATGCAGGAACTTCAGCAGTCAATGCCATACCAAGTTCTGCACGAGTAATGTTCAATGGATTACCGTCTACTGAATGTGCTAAGACGATTCCGTCATAACCCACTTTGATTTCTGTAAGTGTCACACTGTTTGCATTACAATAGTCAAGTTCCTTCTGCTTCATGCGAGAAGATGCATTACCGATATCAATTAATTCTGTACCAATACCGTCACAAACACCTTTCTTTCCGACAGACGATCCGCCAGATTCTACAACCGGTGTTTTATAGTTTGGATTTTTGCCGAGTTCTTCAGCAACGATTGTCGCAAACGGAAGTACCGTTGACGATCCTGCGATTGAGATGTAGTCACGTGCCTGTGCAGTTGAGGCCACAAGCATCATGCCCACAGCTAGTAAGATTTTTTTCATGATGGAAATTTCCTTCTATTGGTTAAGAGCAGGTCTCAACGTCTGCTCTTTATTACTTATTATGTAAACCATTAAAGTTTTATTAACGTTTTATTAAACGTTTTCAACTTGTTTCTTTTTCTCTTGAAGACCGCTCTTCTTGCTTCTGTCTATTTTTCAGAGCACGCATGCGGTTCTTCTCTTGCCACTTAGGATCGTATTGTTCGAATCCGTTGATTCCATTCTCACGAGCCCAAGCTGCAATCATTTCACTTTTATGTGCTTTCATCTCACAACCTATCAATTAGTTTCTGTGATTCTTTTGGATTGTCAATCAAGTGTTGACGAGCGGCTTTGAGCCTTTCAAGTCTTTTCTTGACTGAACGATCTGTCCCTGTTTTCTTTTCCCAAAAGGCAATCTCTTGGTTTACGACATCCAGGCCAAGAGACATGGCCTGGACATCACGTTCTACACTACGCATTATGATACCTTCCTAGGACGACCTAGTTTAGCTTGAACCAAACGATTCTGAAACTGTTCGTCATGTTTAGTGTATATATGAGCCATACTATAGCGGCCATGATTACCAACAGTAACAGTTACACCATATTGGTAGCGAATGTTTGAAACTTGTTTGCGAATGTTACCACGATTACTGTAGGTATCGCGACCAAGGATTCGCTTTGCAAGCTCACTAACGGTTGGGGTTTCATATTTTAGAATTTCAAAAATCTGTTCTTTTTTAGTCATATTATACTCCTGCATATTCTACAGCTTTATTGATTGCATTGCGCTTACGAATCTCATTAGTACCAAACCAGTTGGAATAAAGACGATTGTCAGCATTACGACCTTGTACATGGTCAGTTACATATGTGACAGCATTAAATGCCTGCCACCACGAACCCTCGGCATATTGTGCACCAGGTTGAGTATCAAGGGCATCGTAGCATAACTTAGCATTACGAGACAGAGTATCAACAGCCATCTCTTTGTATGTGTTCATCTTCTGAGTAGCAATTCCAAGAGCTTCTTTTACAGAAGATGGATCAAACTCAGACTTATGTCCAACTTTAACAGACTTTTCAACAGTCTGATCAAGAGATAATGTTAGAGTGTTGTTACATACAACACGAATAGGTGTGAAACGAACATCAATAGATTTACCATACTGATGTGGGTTAGAGAAAAGCAAGTACGAATCAACTTGATCACCTTTGAACAGCTCAAAAGAATCCTTGATCTTAGCAAGAGCCCAAACCATCCGTCCACCCTTCAGTGAACCAGCAGTATGCATTTCCATATCACCAGCAAGTACATACTCTGAGAAAAACTCAAACGCATCGCTGTTCTGACAAGGATTCCAGTTCTCACCAACATTAGTAAGAATCTTGCCATCAGTCTCACGAACAAGAGACTTCAGACCAGTAGACATTTTCTTACCATCATACTCGATGAAAGATTCTACTTCACGGACATTCCAATCAAGTCCAGCTTTTTCCATCATCTGAGTTGGTGTCAGATCATTTGATACAGGAACACCCAAACCATGCCATGGCACTTTACCTGCATATGCCATTTGTGCTTTACCATCAATAATTTCAACTTGATGTGCCATTATATAATCTCCTTACATTACCAACGAATAAACAAAAATAAAAGTGAATATTTTCAATTTCCACCTACCATTTCTTCAACAGAGAAACGAACAACATCTTCGTCGTCAAATAGATCTTTGATAACAATAGTCATACCTTCACGAGTGTGACGAATAGTTTCCCAAATATCACCATTTTTAAGATAAGTACGAATAACGAAATAATCGATAGCTTTGTTCATAATATAATCTCCTCAAAATTTTTATATCTCACCCTTATATTATACATCAAAATTGAAACAACGTCAACAATAAAATACAAATTAATCGAACTTTTTTTCAACTTCTTTTATGTGCTTACATCTACGAGGCGATATACAATCACAGGTAAATCCATAGTCTGTCATCTCAACAATGTATGTATTACCTTTACTGCCAATCACTGGCCATTGAATTCCTACAGCCCAATGACCCTTTGTGTTGATATTATTTTCAGACTGATGACTACGCATTACTGCATAGACTCCACATCTTCAAAAATTCCAGCAAGAATATTCACGACTTCTTGAATATCCATATGCTTTACGAGATCGAGCTGAGGTCTCATCAGATCATAAAACTGTTCAAAGTCATCACACTCAAATACAACTTCTCCTGCTGCATCAAAGAACATTTCTTCCATATCCATAACCATTGACTTTACTTTACCCATTATGCTGCCTCCCTTTCTACAATCTCATCAAAACCAAATGAAGCTACAACAAACTTAGTACCAGCTTCGTCAACAATAACATCACCTACAGATACTGAATACATACGATCTAAACGCTCAATAAGGCTCTCTGGACCAACATTACCAATCTCAAATACTTGATCAAGAGAAGCAGCATCGATCTTAGCAACAGCTGTATAATGAGCTAGAAAATCTACATTAGTTACTTTACCGTCAAAAGTCATACGAAAATATTCCTCAGGCATAGTATCTCTAAGAGCTTTTCTTTGATCTGAGCTAATCTGATAAACTGTAAACATTTTTTTTCTCCTCAATTTCTCTCTATACATATAGCATACAGCATAATTGAGATAACGTCAACAATAAAATACAAATAAAATGAAAAAAATGTATATATTAATATCGCACCCAAGATTTGGATCGACTTGGGTATATCAATATATCAAAGCCTCAAATGGCGGTAATCATTTTGATCCAGCTCCTGAGTTCTTGAATCCAAGATGGAATACTGTGATGAGGGCTAATAATGTTGAGTGTCAACGATTTGATACATTTGACCAAAAG